TAATTGGTATTCTGCAGCCCACATTTAATATTAATATTAAAAAAAAACAAGAATTCCGCCTAATATAAATTATAATTTAATACCCTTACACATACTACAAAACATATTACACAAAATTTACACATTTACATTATCCTTTACTATTGGTAACGTTATGGAAATAACATTTTTAACTTCCTCGATATCTGGTTTTTCATGTTTACTCATTACCGCAAGAATATGAAGAGACCACCTTGTACTTAATGTTTGATCTTTAAGTGGAACATTTTTTTTGAATTCAGGAATAATACCATGACGTAAAGCCCTTTTTACAATTTTCATTCCTTGTGACTTGGAGTGCCTTGTCACCATCGTCACCATCGTTGGTACTCTTTTCTCTTTTGAGTCCATGACCGTATTTTGATCCAATGATGGAGTATCGTGACCATATAACTCCAAACACGGTCTACTTTAAATATAAAAATAAAACACTTTAATTATTTTAATGATTATAATAAATGGAAAACTTTTTACAAAATGTTTTGGTAGAATACAGGTCTTCTGAGAATAAAATTAGATCAGATGCTCAGGAACTGATGGTGCGAGACGCGGCTACCATGAAATCCCTTGATGCGTTTCCATTAGAGGTTCTTTATAAAATAACAGAAGAAGATTGTGAAAAGATGTTAACACTATGTGAAACTGAGAATATATGTACTGATAAAAAACTGGAAGAATTATATCAACTATATTTCAAAAAAACAAAAAAAAATGTGACAATGAAAGAATTTTCAAATGCATGTTTAAAAGCCAAGTTTATAGAACCATTAACACAAAAAACATTGTTGTTTCTTAAATATAGTGGACTTGTAGATCCACTAGGACTTATATGGAAAGAGGTAAATGAAGAATATTATAATGAAAACATTAATTCATTAACTCTCGTGGAAGACAATACACTAGTGCGTAATAATTTGGACGTTTTCACAGATCAACCTAATTCAAAAGGTAATTATTATCTTGATCAACCACATGATTATGGTAAGGAAGACATGCGCATAATAACAGAAAACCATATATTCAAATCTGAAGATAGGTTTTTTGTACCATGTGGTGATTTACTTCGAAGATGTAGAGGCGTAATGGCTGGTGGATTTCTATCATTCATATACGATTGTACGGCGTATGGTAGAGATTGGAAGGTTATTTCAAATGAAGATGTTTTTACTGAAGATTTTGGGATTCCATCAACTAATCTTTCTATAAAATTTGATAAAGTAGAAGAAGGTAATTATGACATTGGTTATAAAGATGAAAATAATAAAGTTATTTTGAAAGAAAAACATGGTTATAAAGAATGGTTAGAACTTTTACGTAATACGAAAATCGTAAAAAATCAAAATAGATATTTTCAAGCATTTTACAAAAATGGGGAACTTGGATATGTTTTTAAGGAAATATCAAAAGAAGATGTATTTGAGAATATGAGAGGAAACACTGATTTCAGGATAGAAAATGATGAAACTGATCAACCACCTGGTACACGTATCACTCTTCGGAAACAATTTATTCCTTTAAAGAACATACCACACCTTAAATCAGGTATGTATTTGATACCTTATATAGACGACGATACCTTCCCCACTTTATTCAATATGAATCAACTTCCAACATGTTGGTCTACATCGAAATTTCGGGAATCAGTTCCCGATATCGACTTGTATATGACACAAACAGATGCACAAATTTTTATAACAAATTTTTGTAAACTTAATGAAATACGTGATGTTACGTTAAAGTTTATATATTCAAATATTGCAAATAATCCCCAACAGATAAAATATCATTTTTTAATAAAAGCAAAAATTCTCAATCCACTTGGAGGACATAAATTGGTGGACATTGATCTAGTAATTGTTAAAGATCCCCAAATTGTCATTTCCCATTTTGACCTTACAATATGTCAAATTGGATTTCACTGGAAAAACGGAAGATATGAAACTTTTGCAACAAAAGATGCTGTTCATGATATCAGAAAAAAAATTGGACGACTAACGGGAAATTTCATCAATGAATTCGAAAATGGAAATAAAATAACTCACAATAGAGTAAAAAAATATATGAAAAGAGGATATACAATGGATTTATCAAACGTAAAAAAATTGAGCAATTTGAATTATGATGGTTATAATGCAGCCCGTTCATCTTTACCAAATGACGTAAGAGAATTAAGAAAATGGATGTGTCCAAAAATTGAAGATCGTCGGGATAACCAAAGATTGACTCAAGGTTTTTTCTCTGACGCCATTACTCATACGAACCATTACCCATATGAAGAACGATTAATATACTTTTTACGTTTTTACGACGAAGAAAATGTTACTGAAACAAAGAACAAAATAAGAAGCAGATTTAATTATAATGGTTGGTCTTTTTTACAGAACCCGTAAAATAATCTACAAGTGTAATACTTTAAAATTTTTCTTTGTCTAAATAAATGTTGGAGGAAATTGTAATAATAATAGCAATCATATTGGTACTAAAAAACATAAGTTTTATTACTGGATTGCTTTGTGTTATACTTGTGTATATTTATATTCAGCATAAGTTATCAACAACCATAAAATTTAATATTGTAAATGATGATAATGGTATGAATGAATCTATCATTTTGGAGGCAAAATTAAATAACAAGTACAATACACTATTTATGCTGGATACTGGTTATGCAGGACCACCAGTTTTATCTTCTTCCTATTTGGCGATTCAGGACAAATGTACCAAAGGAACTGTTCTTGAAAGATATAGAAAATCTCTTAAACTCATAAAAAAAGGAATAACCACAGACCAACGTCACGAAGCAGTTGACAGTTTATTACGAGATGGAAAATGTCAAGCGTTCACGTCAGGTTGTACTATGAAATTGGTAGGTATTGGAAGTGTTGTTGAGCAACAAGCAGATATGTTGCTGTGTCCTATGATATCGTTTAAAAACTGTTTTAATTGGTTTGTAACAACAAAAAATTCTTACAAAGTGGATGCGGATGTTTTAGTTACCAATCCACTACCAACAAGTGTTAATATTTTGACGTGTGATTATTTGATGCATTCTGTACCAACATTGATAGATATGAAAAACCAAAACCTGTGTTTAAATATTAGCTCACTTAATACAATGGTTCTTGAAAGTACATTTTCTAAAATCCCATTAAAAATGATAGGGGGTGCATTTGTGATACCTATAATAATAGGAGAAGTAGAGGTCGAAGTTACCGTCGATACAGGAGCACCTGGTCCTGTTTGTTTGGGTAAAAACACACTGAAAAAATTGAAAAAGTATTGGAAAGCTGAAAAACCTCGTAGAATTATTCAAAAAGGAATAAATGGAGAAGAAATATGTTCAGATATATTGTTTTCTACATTGGAAATAGCAGGCATAAAATTTGAAGAAGTTGGTATCTTTGCAAATAACAAAAATGTAGATGATGTAGATGGATATATAGGCCTGGGTGTTTTACGCGCATTAGATATATTAATGTTGAATGATAGTATTGGATTTAGAAAATCTGGTTTGTCACCACGGAAAAATTTTGATTTCGCATCTATTGGCGAATGTAGTTCTTAACTACTCTAAAATCAATACTAATTTAGTAAAACAGTTGGTAAAAAAAAAAGCATTGCAGTCCTACCAATCCATACTTCATTTTTTTGAAAGGCATTTTTTTTTATTTTTCCATTAATCACACTTTGAAACTTGTTTCTATTATTAAATGATTCGGAATAACTTCCCGGCATCCAATTGGGATTTTGCATTAAATATAGTTTATAAAGTTCCAATATTGCAAATGTGCACAAAATTATACCAATAATATTTACATCAATATTTATTATGTTTTTAGTACATTGATGTAGAATATTTAAAATTGCAAGTCTGCAATGTTTCAATTCTGAATCTATATATTCTCTAAATATTACTAAATTGTTTCTAGGATGATATCTACAATAATTGGAATCTATATAAGTTCTTATGTTAGGATCTATTGATGATAGTTTTAATGGGTCAAAATTCACGTTACCCGCTACATTTAATTTCATTTGTAAATTCATAAAATAATTGATAGATTCTGACACTATATAAAATTGAACTATTCTAATGTTTTGTAGTTTAAAAATAAATTGTCTGGATCAACAATGGAACGCCCAGAAACGCCAGAGACGTATACATTGAACGATGATTTACAGCCCATGTATTTAGTTGTTGGTTACTACAAACACCCTTCTTCCTCATATTACCCAACAGTAACAATGTATGGTTTGTACAATAATGTAAGTTCTGCAAAACAAAGGATAATTTCTATGACTGGTAACATTTCTGAAGAAAACTTGTGTAGGGGAAATAATTATCACTGTTGGATAAATTGTATACATACTGGTGACTTTTCAAGAGTTCCTAACGCTGGTGCCCTTGATATTATTGATGGTTTTTAAACATGAAATGAATATAAAAATAGATAAAATCAGTTTACCAAGAACATTTCAATGAGTCTTAAAATGTCTAGGAATAACTTCATTGTAGTCTTAAGAGATAGACGTTTTACAAAAGAATGGTACTATGTTTTCAGTAACTTAAATGCGGATAACGATTGGAACTACAAATATTTTAAAAAATTGATAAGAAACTCAATACAACAACGTCGTAAGCGTACAAGTAATAGAGGAATAGCTTTGATGCTAGCACATGATATCCAAAAAAAAATTAAAACAGAATATGGTGTGAGTGAAGTTACGTTATTTTATTAATTTTGTAGGTATTGTAAAAAAAATCACTATACAATAATATACTATAAACATTTTAGTAATGGTTATAATTTATAAAATACAAAAATGAAACAAACATTTACTCTTTTTCATCTTTTTTCGGGGCGAGCTTCTGACATTCATTCCAATTCTTTTTAAGAAAATAATAAATGTCATATGAAATATAGTATGTTCCTATATTATTTACCTGGTTCTTTGCATTTATTTCAACATCAGGAAACGGTTCTTCTTTATTTTTTTCAACGTGTGCCAAAAGTATGTCGTAAAGACTATGTTCTTCCATAAGACTATTTAAAGAATTGTATAGCTTAATACGTACAGCATTTTTAGCCCATACCCTTTTTCCGGTAGAAGTATCAGAGAATTTAGCAATCGATATTACACCTTGTGCTTTTCTGCTAAGGTTATTGATCCACCATTCGCCATACCTCTTGTTATTTTCTGATATTTGATTAACCTTTGTTTCCGATGAATCTTCACGCTCACTCCATAATACTTTTTGAGAAGGCTTTGAATAATTTACGGTGGAATTTTCTGAAGTAACTTTTGTATTTTCAGCAGTTGACATCTCGTTTGTGTTTGTTTTACAGATATGTATTTAAAAAATCTGATTTAGTGAACGAACTTTAAAAAAAATCATCACGATAAAAATTATATAATTAACGAATCATATTTTAATATTGTAAAATAAAATGCCAAAAGAGCATAAAACTGAAAATAGTCAAAAAAAAGACGACTCAAATACTGGTTGGAATGCAAACAGACAATTAGAACATTTAGAGAAACTGGTATGAGGTATGAAAAAATCACTTCCAAACGACTGGAAAGTTAAACATCAACGACGAAAACTGTGATAAATATCGTAAACTGTTTAAAAACTTTAAAAATTCTTACATGACTACACTTCCTATAAATAATAACGGGATGCTGTACGAGGACAAGAATTACTATGATGGAGAATTTGGACGGAATTTTACTCTCTTTCCCGCAGGGCTCATATTCCGTGAATTGTCTTCTTCAATAAAAGGAAAAGAATCATCTGTTTCCATTAAATCTTCAAAAGGCTTTTGTAATGTATTCGGTACGTTAATATCCTTTCTATTATCATGAACATATTCTATATTTTCTATTGGATTAAAGTTTGTATGAGATCTCATTGTAGATTTTAATATTTTTTTACGTTGTATCTTTTTGGGTATTTCAACACAACGCATATTGAGATTTTCTGAGTTAAATAATATATCTGAACATCCGGTTCCTATAGTTGCAAGCTGTCCAGTCATGATTGATGTACTTATACCTTTTGCATTATCAATTTCACCAAACATTGCTGCTTCACTTAACACATCAGGTGTTTCTTCGAACGAACTCTTCCCCAATGGTCCAGAATAACTTTTGTTTATACCATGACGATTTAGTGCCATCAAAGTCCCATTACGACACATTGTATTAACCAACATTGTAAGATGTCTTGGATCAATATAAGTTCCATCAAAACTTACAACGGTATTGAGTTGCTCATAAAGTTGAGTACACGCTGCTTCTAATCCCATGTTTTTATGTACTTCTACAATATCATTTGTTGTAGTACGATTCCAGTCCACACAAGGCGATGAACATATTTCTGAAATACAACAACCTAATGTATTTATTATAAATTCTTTTTCAGTTACCAAATTTTCATTACTATCTAAATATTGATGTTCAGATTCCATACATGAAGCTGTCTGGATATTTGGGTGACCAGATATAGCCATGGTTTCAATCAAAGAACTTGTAACACGATGGCATAATACGACTTCTCTGTCCGAACTCATACCAACGGTTCTCATCATTTCCGAAACTCTTGAAAAACGTATCCTTACGACCCAGTCGATACAATTTACTTCAGAACTGAGTACTTGGGCTCGTGTTCCAAGTCTTTGTCTCAATAAATCTCTTATGATGGGAGGTGTTAAAAGTCTGGTTTTCATCATATTTTGGTTGAGAATCAACCTCACAATATGTGATGAAGAATTTTCATCAACATTTTCTCCATATAATATATAATTAGATTCTACCAACCATTCGTCATCCTTTATCACAGTTTTGTAGAAATCTGGGTCGTAAAGTATTTCCGTATTCGATATCAAATCACCCAATCTCGTTAAAGGTAAAGTATTCGCAAAATAGTTTACAAACTCTTCTGATTGTGAAAATGGTTTCTTAAACTTGATAATGGTACTCGGTGTTTTGGGATTCTTAGAAACATCAAGCAATTCTTTTAATCTTGGAATACCAAGAGTTACATTTTTGAATCCGATTCCTGCTGAATGAAACGTATTCAGAGTCATTTGTGTAGCGGGTTCACCTACAGATTGAGCAGCAATTGATCCAACCATTTCACCTGCATTTATTTTTGCATTTTCTATACGTTCATACAGTGTTTTTATTAAATTTTCAAAACTATTTTTTTCAACTTTTGCCATTGCTTTTGAGTTAAAGTTATCTATAATGGAAGCCCTTAGTGTGTTTGTATTACAAACAAACATCATTTTTATTATTTGATTACTTACTTCTTGTTCTCCAATTTGATCTTCCACATTTTCAGTATATACTAAACTTTGTAGTAATCGTTTAGTACTAAAAGGGAGTAAAACTCGAGAATCTAAAGTTGGCATTGTTGTGTTTAATCTTGTTGATAGTAGGTTCTTTCTCGCATTCATGAGTATACCAAATTCCACATCGTTTAGTCGTTTACGCAACGAATCCACCTTTTCTGTAAAAATATTCAGTTTTACACGTTCCAATTTGGATGAATCCATTCCATCACCACCCCAAAAAAAATCAACAATTCCATCCATTGAATCACGTACAGTTCCATCATAATTTACTTTATTGTCCTCCATTGCTTTTATCTGTCTTCTCTGAATATATCCAGTCACACTTGTTTTTACTGCAGTATCAACAAGTCCTTCTCTACCACCCATTGCATGATAAAAGAATTCTGAAGGAGTTAGGCCCAATGCATATGAGTTGTGTACAAAACCCTGTGAGCTTAATGTGTTTTCATTTGGAAGAAAACATGGGAGAGTTCTTGACCCCTTTTCTGCACGAATTCTTCCACCTTCCACCGATTGTTGACCAACTGTACCACAAATCTGAGAAAGATTAATAGGAGTTCCCTTACTCATACAATTTACCATAGTTTTGATAGCATTTTCAGACATACATTCATTCACAATGCTTCCTGTTTGCATTAATGTTTTAGAAAGAATTCTCATTATGGTTGATTCTGCATTTTGTTTTACCTCTGTTGGTGTATCTCTTTGATTAACTTCTCTCATAATTTCTTCACATAATGTAGTTGCTTTTTCTAAACGCTCATTTACTCGTTGGTGTCCTTCTTGTGAAAGAATACAATCTGATACTCCAACAGAGAAACCTTTTATTAAAATAAAGGCATTTGTCATTCTTTGTTCATCACTCATAAACTTTGCAGCCACATCATTTCCAAATTCACGGCAACAAATGTCAATTATTCCACCTGCAGCTGTTCCTAACATTTTTTTGGTAAGAATTCCATACAGAAAATTCCCATTTCTTATAACAATATCATGTGTTTCATCATAGTCAACATTCTTTATATTTGAATTGTCTATAATCATTTTGGATGGTAAAAGTATTGATAACAGTTGTTTCCCAGTCCAGTATTTCTTTCCATTCAAAACAACTGCTGGTTTACCTAAATTTTTAGGAGTATGTTTCAAACTACCACAACATTGACATGCATGTTTATGATCAAGTAATACATCATCATGTGATAATAGATGTCCTCCTAATAAACTGTCTTGGACAATTCCGATAACTGGTTTGTTCGATTGTGGTGAAATAATCTGCTGTGTTACCATCATCAACATTGAGGCATCTGCTATAGCACTACTGCTCTGTGGAACATGCAAATTCATTTCATCACCATCAAAATCTGCATTATAACTTGATGTACATACCAAGTTTAATCTGAATGTCAAACCATTTACAAGACGCACTCTATGTGCCATCATTCCCATTTTATGGAGACTTGGTTGTCTGTTGAATACTACAATATCATCATTCTGGAGATAACGCTCCACAACATCTCCAGGTTGTAATGCGATTTCTTCTAAATTTTTGCAATATTGTAGCTGTATAACTTTGTGATCTTTCATAATAATCGTTTCAGCACCTCCAATAACTCCCGTTCCTTTTTTTACCCTTTCCGATAGTGATTTTATATTATATTTTGTAACTTTTTCAGGAATCGTAAGAAGCATTGCAATCTTTTCAGGAACTCCAACACAATCTATGTCCATATAAGGACATGGTGAAATAACACTTCTGCTTGAAAAATCAACACGTTTTCCCATTAAATTACCTCTTATTCTTCCATCTTTTCCTTTTATTCTATCCACAATCGATTTTATAGGTGCACCGCTTCTTTGTGTCGATTGCTTTTGACCTCTCACAGAATTGTTCACAACTGTAAATACTTCCAATTGTAACTTTTGAAGTTTTTCATTGATATCATTTGTTATTTTTTCTGTCTTCCAAGATGGAATCACGCTCCTAAGTTCTATACATTTTTTAGAAATGTCTTGTAGCTTTAATGTAAGATCGTTCTGTCCTCTTGATCTACTCCCTTCACTTTGCATGATTGCTGGCCTTGTTACAGGTGGTGGTACCACAAGTGTTGTTAATATCATATTTTTAGGGTGTGAAATTTCTGGACAAAATCCCATCGCAACATAATCCTCATCAGGAACATGTGTCAAAATAGAAAGTGCTTCTCTCGCAGTAAATGGAAGATTACAATACTGTTTTTCTTCAGGACATTCCCATTCTACGTCGGATGGCCACTCCAACTTTATTGAAAGTGATTGGCGAATATAATTAGGTTTTACCATACCACAATGTGGACATTTCTTTTTGGCCTTTACGTTATTATAAACATTATTGAATAGATTTTTTCTACTTTCGGAATTATCTGGACATGTTTCGTATTCGGTAACAGATAATCTCGAACAAGAGAAACAAACCATTCTCAATATTTTCAAAACTGTATCAAAAAAGCTAATATGATACATTGGAAAAGGAAGTTCTATATGGCCAATGTGTCCTTGACATACTTTTACATCCTTCATACAAGTACCACATAAAAGTCTTCTATCAACAGTTCCCATCAATACATCATTTATTCCACCAGAGTTAGGTAAACCTCTATAATAAATGGTAGCTTCTGTAATCTTTACAACAGACATTTTTTTAATATCTTCAGGTGATAATATTGAAAACTTTATCCTTTTAGGTTGAACTGGTGCATTGTATGATGGTTGATATGTGATCATTGTTGATCATTATAAAATATGTGTTTCTAAATCTGATTACTTAAAAAAACATTATATTGTAAAAAAACATATTATTTATTTTGATGTTAAATAAAAATGTGGGAAAAAGTCGTATCAATATGCTTTTTAATATTCTTTCCTATTTTAACACTGTGTGTTTTTGATTCGAATTCTGAAAAATCTACAGAAAATAAGAATACATATTATTTTATTCTATTATTACAATCTATACTTGTGTCTTTTTTCATTTCGTATTGGATTCATCTAATCCCTTGTTTTTGGTTGTTATGTAATTGTGAAAACCAAGATGATTTACAACTAAGAGCAATATTGTGGATTATTTCTTGGATATTATCATTTCCAATCGTTTTACTTGTACTTTATAAAAAAGAGAACTATTCATATTTAAAATATGTTAGTCCAGAACCAAGCACAAGTCACAAAAAGTCTCATAAGAAATCAAACGATGGCGTTTAGCCATTTTATTATATACATCTAATAAATTATCTATATCTTTGTCGAGAAATTCATCAATTAGCATATACGCTCTCAAATTGTTTCTTTCTCTCTCGTGAAGAATATATAGCAAATCCATCATTTCTGATTTTATTTTAAGTCTCATTCTCCATTTTTTTTGAATAACTATAGCTGCTTCATCCATTATTATATGTTATAAAAACACATAAAAAAACTTTGATTTTTAATTATAAAAATATTGAATCGGTTTCTCTCAATTTTTTTTACAAACTGTAAAAATGTCCAAGGCTGTTAGATTCGTAGAAGAAATTCAACCAATTCACTCAAGATTTACAAGCTGGCATCCCTTTCACATGGATTTGAGTGGAAATACACCACCATGTTACCCAGAATTCATGTATTTAATGGACTGTATTAATAGTAAGGAAACATCTGATTGTTATAAATATTATTGGAGACTAATAAACTGTTTAAGAAAACAAGGGTTTGATTACCGTGATTGATAACTAAAAACACGTCTTTGATTCATGAATGATGATGCAATCTTGGAGCACGACAATTACTGTATGAAACTTGAAACTATTGAAAGTAATGAAAAAATATTAAAAGATCTTGGTTCGTATTGTAAAAACAGAGGTTGTGAAACATTCATTGTTTCATTGTCGGGAGGTGTAGATTCTATGGTAATTGCATCTGTTATAAAATACCTTGGATACAATATAGTTTGTATTCATATAAACTATAATAATCGCGAAGCTTCTTCTCATGAAGCTTTTTTTTTGAAGAAATGGACTACAGAAAATGGTATAGAGCTAGTATATGATAATTTTACATATATGAAACGAGGAGAGATTAACAGAAACTATTATGAAAACTATACAAGAGATCATAGGTTCAAACTTTATAAAAGAATAACCGATAAATACAAGAATAGTTCAATTATTCTTGGACATCATGATGACGATATAATTGAAAATGTTTTCAATAACGTTTGTAGGGGAAGATCAATATTAGACTTAAAAGTGATGAAAACAGAATGTACCATGATGAATGTAGCGATTTCCAGACCATTGATTGGAACAAGAAAAAAATATATTTATGATTTCGCAAAAAAATACAATGTTCCTTATTTCAAAGATACTACACCTTTGTGGTCTCTAAGAGGAAAATTTCGTACAATTTTAAATCCAGAATTAGAAAAAGCATATTCTGGGTTTTCAACTAATATTTTAAATATATCAGAACAATCGGATCAATGGTTAAATATTATTACCAGTCACATAATCCAACCATTCATGGAAAAAATAGAAATGAAGGACAATATAGTTATAATACAATTCGGTGAATACAAGACAAGTCCAGAATGTTTTTGGAAACATATAATTACAAGCATACACACTAAATTTAAAAAACCTATTCCAAGTACGAAAAGTATAAAAGGTATGATAGAACATTTTAAAAAGCAGGGACAGTATACACTTTCAAAAGAATCAACAGCTTTTATAAATGAAAATAGTATTATGATAAAATTTATATAAAAGGAAACCAAGACCATTTAATAATTCGTGAAGTCGGTGGAAAAAATGTAGTGTACATGCATTCTGTATTCTCCATGCACTTATTTGATAAAACATTTGTATTATACTTCATTTGTAAAAAATTATACGCACGAGAAGGTAATTTAGCTGTATCTAATATTTTAATAATTGTATTTGATTCACCAATATTAAATGGTGGAATGTATACAAAACACATGCATTTGTCCTTGTCTACAACCAACATTCCACAATCGTCTGGATTACACGATGATGTTTTTTCAAAATTTATTGGTAAAAATTCCGTTCCCAGTGTAATATTTACTATCTTTTTACCAGTAATAACTGGTAAAAACGCATGTGGGGGAACTTTATGTTTTAGACTACTGTCATAAAATGGTTGATTCATAACTCTTTTAATTATAACAGTTTCGTTTTTGTTATATTCCGTGTTTAAGAATGTGGGTAAATTTTTATCATTATATCGATTGAACCCTATTGATTCAAACCAAGAATAAAACAAGGAAGTTTGACCTTCCCAATCACTTGGAATAGAATTATCATCTAGATTTATCTTGTGCAATATATCATATTTTACATAGTTCCATATTCCAGTTACTGGAAACTCTAAACTCCATTTGTTTGTCAAGTACTGACAAACCTGGTTTCCTACATATTCACTTCGTTTAAATACAAAATATGGTATATCCCTCCATCCAATTTTACGTTGATCAACATCAAAAACAAAACGCGAGGATGGGCTATACCATGGATAGGTATTGTTTGCACGCATTGAAAGTATATTATCCAAATACTCATATGTGTGTGACGCATATGGATCGAGATATTTGTGGTATAAATGTGTTCTACCCATGTAACTATGGTCCTCCATAAAATTAATCTGTGGCCCTTCTGTATTTAGAAAATCATTGGGGTGACGACGAGATAATAATTCTACATCAATATCATAAGAAATTGTTTCTTTATTTGATGTTTTGCGAATATGCAAATTTTTATGATGTCCATGGGGTACTATAATGCCATTTGAAGATTTTTCAAAGATTTGAGGCGCCGTGAATGCAACATTTTCATATTTTTCCAGAGGTTTGTACAACTCACAAATGCTTTCTTTTTCTAAGAAATAACAATCATTGTGCATTAACAATGTATAAGGTGTTGTAACAAAGTTTTGAGCTGCTAAAAAACTATCTATGGGTGAAGCTTCTGCACTTGTTTTTATAACTTTCATATTTTTAAAGATTGGAAAATCGACATTGACACGGTTACAACCAACAAAATCTGGATATACATATATTATATTTATGTTTTCAGGTACCATATCTATCAATTTTGTAAAAAAGTAAGGTGCTTGTGTACATGTATCTTTTACGGTAATAACAATACTTACATTTCCAACTAAATCATCTACTGTACAATTGTATTTAGTAGGTACTGGATTTGGAACTTTTGACATAATACAATTACGGAGTATACGGTAATATAGTTTAACTAAGGGTATATTGCTGAAAAATAGTGTTATAAATGTTGTAAGTATCACATATACTAAAAATGGTTTAGTCGTCTTCATTGATATTATGCTGTAAAAAAAATTTGGTTTTTAATAGATCTAAAAATTGAAAAACTCAAGTCTCAAGCTTTGTAAAAAAATAGAAAATGTAAGGGAAAACATTTATTCAACACTTGATATCCATCTGTGATAAAACATTATTTATCAACTATTTTCGCACAGTCGTCGAGGAGTTTTTTTTGATGTACTGAATGTTGAAGTGTAACTCCTATAAATAACATCCCAATCGCCCATGTAAGTATTGTCTTTTGAATAGATTCAACAAGAATATCTTCAGGTGATCCTGATGCTAGATTATGATTTGGAAATACAAAAGCGATACACATTAATATTGCATATAAAAATATGTATGAATATTTTCCATTACTCGATCCTCCAAGTAAACCGAAAAGGGCAAACGACATACTGGAAACAGTTGAAGGATCAAGTCTGGCGGAAGCAACATTCGAGGAAGATGATTCCGATATCAAACCATACGTCAATAAGTAAGAGTCCCATGCCCATATAAAAAATGGCCATATAAATGACGCCAACATTTTCTTTGTTTCTATCTCTTCATGTGGTACTACCATGTAGAAAATAATGGGCCATAAAAGAATTCCGATTGTTTTGTATTTTAGTACAGTAAGTTTTCTCTTAATATTAAACTTAATATCTTCCATTTCTATATGTCTAATCACATATAGACATACGATTCCACCCAATACTATAGAAGATATCATTTTATTATATGAATTATTTTTTTGGTATTAGTTTTTTAATACAATATTGAAATATTTGGATCAAAGAATAAATAAGTGTTTGAAGGTAAATTCTCTGTATTCATAACACGTACACCATTCAGACACGATGATGTCAAAGATACGTAAAACAATAAAAGAATCAAAGTTATGCACAGAAATTGTTCCCAAAGGACGAGAAAGCAAAAAAAGCAATTCTATGAAAACAAAAACACTACCATATGATCTAGTCATAAGCTTTTTAAAACAGCAAGAAGTTGTAAAATATAGTGGTACAAATATACATGATATTTACAATGGAATAAATCTTTTTCTAGTGAAAGAGGAAGAGGAAAAAAAAGATACCGAAGAAAATGTCTTATATGAAAAGTGTAAACCGAATTGTACTGAATGTAATATAGGATATTTTGTTATGGATGCAAAAGAAGGAATAATCGTCTGTAACAATTGTGGAATTGTATCTAAACAAAGTATAAATGTTGAACCAGAATTTATAAAACCACCAACTGATGTGACTCAATATGGACGAAAAGGTATAAAAGGAGTGACGAAACAAGTGGTTGATATGACCAATAGGTCATCTGACGATTATATAAAAAAACAAACATGGTCCGAAGATTTACATCACTTTAATGCGTTTATAAATATACCGGAAGATCATATTCCAATCGCAGAAAACAAATTAAAAAATAAATCACATGTTACATCAGTATCCTACAATGGAAAAGTAATTGGTGTACTTTTATCTTATTACCTTCAAGAACACCTTATCCCTGAAACTGTACTAAAAGAATCAATCAAAAAACAGACACATATTCTTGACATACCTACAAGTCCAGAAAGAAAACACAAGTGTGTAACTTGTTCAAATATGTTTCATACGCAAAAAGAAGCACGTTTTCATTGTAAAGTTATATCAAAATATGATAAACGCTTAAAAAAATAGATTTTTAAAATAAAATATGAAAAGTAGTATTATAGATGTATCCGATAAAATAGAATGTTGTATAAGTTCAAATAATCTATCTGAAAAATATCCCAATCTTATGGTAGAAACAGGTGATATGCAAGATAAAATAAGATCTGATTTAGATTCAGAATGTATAAAGAAGACATATCCCGATTTACCATACACATTAGAATGGTCACGACACCATGAATATGTATTATTGAGAAATAAATATTTGCATAACAAAGATATGGAAGCTTATAATAAAATAAAAAGAAAATATCCAAATTTAAAACCTCCTAATATTTTAAATAAATGAATCTAACAAAGTGATTGAATATTTTTAACAAAATATTTCAACAAGTGGTTTTTTATTAACATAATTTATTGGTATAAAACGTCCCAAATATATTCCTTCTGTGTAAAATTCTTTATAAGATGAAAAGTTGCTGTGTCTCATACGTGACACACAACTTTCTGTTTCATGCAATGTCACCATTTCACACGGTTCAAACGTATGTTTAGATATTTGTTCAATATCTTCTACAAAACATATTAATTCTTTCAAAGATTTGTTCCATCTATATATTGTAAAATTTTCTATGTGCAAACCTTTTATGATTTCTTTTACTTTTATATTGAATTCTTCATACCTTTTGATTGTAGCAATAGGATCTTCTTTAAATAAATTTTTTACAACATGTGAAAAATCTCTTCCCAAGAGAACCAAAACTACCTTGTAATTTTTACAAAGATTTTTACAATTTTCATACTCTTTTCTTGGATCATAACATAATACTTTTTTACAAATTTCTATTTTTAAATCTAGTGGCAATAATGAAAAAAAACTTGTCACAAACACTTTCATTTCCCTGTATATTTCATCAATACTCTTTTTTTTACTTTTTAATAAAAGTGTAGATGTTTCCAAAAAAGACACAGCGTCATCCATTATATTTAATTCATCTCTTCAAGTTTAAAACTGATTTTGGTCGCGTCAAATATAAAATGACAGCAATAAACGGGATATACAAATATTCTGTTGAAACATTTGTTTCATGAATTGTATCAACATTATTAAAACATTGGTTTATGTTACAATTAGATAACATATTTGCATTATGTAAGGCATTTAGTGAAGATATACGAATCGCTTCTGTACTCATAATATTACTAACAACAGTACAAATATCTTCGATCATGTTTGTTTAATAAGAATATTTTTTTTCGTATGCCATAAAAAATGCACTCGTCCATTTTTTTATATCCAGATAAAACATATGAAATAAAGAAAGTTGATCATGAGAAACTTCATGAATTATTCGGAGAAGTCACATTTGTTGGTGCACTACCAAATTTTAACGCGTTTGCAATAGGATCCCTACACAGTATGAGTGAAGATTCAAATCCATTTTGCACAGATAAAACTTTCTTCGAAGATGATGTTCGTGGAACAGTTGTACTAGTTGGATCGGATTTAGTAGGAGAACCTATCGATTTAGATTGTGACAAT